GACGATGCATAAAAGCATCATTCAAATAGAAGTTGTTGCTTACAGTATGGTAGACACCACGATGTCCAGGTGGGAAATACTTCTCATCTGCTAGAAAAACCATAACTCCGACTTTATCAAGGGATACCAGCATCGAGTTAAACTCATCAGCAATGATATCAAAATCAGAACTAGGAAACTCTTTACGAATATCGTCGATATTCTTGATTTGTCGGACATTCTCGGTGCATTCTTGAACGATCATGCAACCAAGGGCATCCATAGTATAGTAACCCTTTTTCAGTTTAGATTCATTTGCCCAGGTTGATGCAGCAGTGACTCCCAGAACAACAGTGTTAATGACACTAATACCTAGGAGTCCAAACAAAAACTTTTTCATTATTTTATGGAAGTGGGATTACACCACCAGTTGCTTTGGGAAGTTCTGGGGGTTTGGGCAGAAGTTCTTCTACAAGACCAGGAAGGATAGTTTTTACCTCCCCAATAGCTTGCTCTTTAACTCCTTCCATTATAGCATCTTTTTGGAGAAGCACATAAGCACCACCACCAATCAGAGCAACAGAAGTTAATCCAGATAGCAGTGCTACCACATTAATCAGTTTTTGCATCTTTCTTAGGCTCAATAGCGGAAACGACTTCTGGTTCTTTCTTTGCTTGTGCTTTTTGTGGAGCACCACCAGATTTAGCAGGACTTAATCCGAAGGCAGCGAGAGATCCAGAGAATACTGAAGCAATAAAAGTTGGATCAAAATCAAGAATCTTTTGACCGTTAGGAAGTCTAACGTAACTAAAAGTGAGAAGAGAAGCAGACCAGATAAGTACAACGACTTTCACCAGATTACCAAGGACTTCACTTTTATCTTCATGATGGTCTTGCTCTTCTACCTTTGCTGGTTTAGTGTCAGCCATAGGTATAGGAGTAAGGCAGCTCTATTTATTGTCTAAATAGGTCAGAACACAATATCTATGAAGCAGGAAGATGCCTCTTAGTAAGTTAGATAATTTCATCAAGAACACCCAGGGTCGTATTTTATATGTGAATCCTAACGATCTTGATGCCACTGATAGCATTGAGAATCAGGGTAACTCTCTGACACAACCCTTCAAGACTATTCAGAGAGCACTGCTGGAATCTGCCAGATTCTCTTATGTAAGAGGTAAGGATAATGACCTCTTTAACAGGACAACTATTATGTTGTATCCTGGTGATCACATCATTGATAATAGACCAGGATTTGCAATCAGAAATGTAGGTGGTGTTGGTAAAGTTGTAAGTCCATCTGGTTCTGAAACCGATGCTACAACCACACTCAACCTTAATTTAACATCAAACTTTGATTTAAGTCAAGAAGACAATATTCTCTATAAGTTTAATAGTGTCAATGGTGGTGTCATTGTACCAAGAGGTACATCCATTGTTGGTCTTGATCTCAGAAAAACAAGAATTAGACCTAAGTATGTTCCTAATCCTACCGATGATAATGTAGGACAATCTGCCATCCTTAGACTTACTGGTGGTTGCTACTTCTGGCAGTTCACCTTCCTTGATGGTCAAGATAATGAGTTGGTGTACACCGACCCTGCTACTTTTGACACAACTAACAGATCTCTTCCCACATTCTCTCACCACAAACTCTCTGCTTTTGAGTTTGCTGATGGTGTAAATGATGTTCCAGGATATAGTGGTCTGACTGACCTCAGCATGTATTATTACAAGCTGACACATGCTTTCCAAGCAGCAACTGGTCGTCCTGTTTCATTCCAATGGCCAAATGAGCAGGGTGATTTTGATAAAGTAAGACCTGAATATGAGATTGTCGGTGCTCTTGGAATTGATGCTGCTATTGTAACATCAATGTTTGCTGGTGATGGTGCAACTCCAACAGCACAGGTAACTGTTACAACACAAAACCCACACGGTTATACTACAGGAACACCCATTAAAGTTCGTGGGGTTAATGTATCTAATTATAATATCTCTGCGTTTGTCACATCCGTAATCAGTGACACATCTTTCACTTATCAGTTGCCAAGTTTCCCACCAAACTTGATTGCAACTCCAGATTCTTCTAACGCAACTATTACTATTGAGTCTGATACTGTTAGTGGTGCTTCTCCATACATCTTTAATGTATCACTGAGATCTGTATATGGTATGCAAGGTCTTCATGGTGATGGTTCTAAGTCTACTGGTTTTAGATCTATTGTTCTTGCACAGTTCACTGCTATCTCTCTGCAAAAAGATGACCGTGCATTTGTAAAGTATAATAGTAGTTCCAGACTTTATGATGGTATTGTTTACTCTAAAGTGACTGGTGGTGACTTGTCTGCTGGTGCAAGTTCTACTAACAGTGCAACTGTCTATCACCTAGATTCTGGTGCGGTTTATAGAAGTGGGTGGGAGACTACACACGTTAAGTTGAGCAACGATGCTGTATTCCAGATCGTTTCGGTGTTTGCTATCGGTTTCAACAAGCACTTTGAAGCATTAAGTGGTGCCGACGCATCTATCACCAACTCTAACTCTAACTTCGGTCAGATTGCTCTGGTTTCTGATGGTTTCAAAGCAGAAGCATTTAACCGTGATGACCAAGGATTCATCACTAATGTCTTCACACCAAGAGAAATCTCTGCTACTGAAAAGCAAGTAAACTGGTTGCAAATTGATGTAGGTCTTACAACTTCTGTAGGAATCTCCAGTCATCTTTATCTGTTTGGATATTCTGACCAAGACGTTACTCCCACATATGTAACCCAAGGTTTTAAGATTGGTGCAAGACATGGTGATACTTTATATCTTCCAGGAGAATCTGGTATTGGAACTTTAACTGCAACAATTCAGATGCCTAATAATCAGGTATCTGCTGCCTCTACAATTGCTTATGGATCCAAGTCTGGTATTAAAGAAACTTTAATTACATCTGGTCCTACAGATAATGAGTTGACACTTTCGGAAGATGTCGGTTTAGCAACTGGTGAGTCTATTAGAATTGTCAGTCAAACTGGTGATCTTCCCGAAGGATTAGATCCACACAGAGTTTACTACGCTATTAGAGCAGGAATTTCCACTATTAAGGTTGCATCTTCTTTCTCCGATGCTCTCAATGATAATGAAGTTTCTATAAACGGTGGAACTCAACTACTTGTTCGCAGTATTGTAGGTGACAAGAACGTTGGTGAAATTGGTAATCCAATTCAATACGATACCGTAAATAATAACTGGTTTGTTCATGTAAATACCAATAGTGACATTTACACTGGACTTTCTACTTTTACTAGCAGTTCTACTAATAGAACATATGTTAATAGAAAAGATGATACAAGAGGTCTTGAATCTAAGATCTATCGTTTAGGATATGTAATTCCCAAAGAATCTCAGGATGCTAGAGATCCTAGACAGGGATATGTCCTACAACTTTCTAGTCAAACTGGATTTGCTCAAACTGATTATGCAACTGCTACAACTTTGCAAAGATCTGATGTTCTCTATGATAGAAATCATAGTTTCATCTCTACATGTTCTGCATCTGGCAGTGTTGTAACATTTAGATCTGATTTCCCCCATGATCTAGACGTAGGTGATAAAGTCATTATCACGAACATTAAGAGTGACACTAATAGTGTTGGTGCTGCTAACAGTGGTTACAACGGTAAATTTCTTGTCACTGGTATTTCAGATGACCTTACATTTACAACAGGAACAATTGATGTTGATGGTGTAACTCACAATCCTGGTACATTTACAGATACCACTGGTTCTAGAAATCTTTCTCTGCCCAGATTTGAGAGAAATGATCTCCAGTCTAACTTCTTCATCTACAGAAGCACCATTATTAGTGGATATGAAAAAGATAAGTCTGACGGTATCTACGTTCTTGAATTGTTAGATGCAAATTATGCTCCTGAAGTGGAATTTACTGGTCAGAAGTATAAACCAAATATTGAAGATTACTACCCTCAGTTTGATAGAGACAACCCAAGTGCTAACCCACCTGCTGCAACTTCTTATGCTAAGAGAGCACCAGTTGGTTCTGTTGTAACTAACGAACAGAAGTATAGTCTAACAAGAAATACTGTTGACTCACTGTTCAAAAAGTTAAAGTTAGGAAAAGAAGTAACTACAGTTTCTGCTACTGCTGGTATTACAACTCTAACATTTGATAGAAGACATGATTTTAACGGTGTTCTGGGAATTACCAGTATCACTGACAATACTACATCATATGCAGATGGAGTTTATTATAATCAGAAGTTACTCAATGCAGGAACTTCTGTATGGCAAGGTGCAACTGCAAAAGTAACAGTATCTGGTGGTGTTATTTCTGATGTAGATATCATCAATTCTGGTGCTGGGTACACAACTGGTAATACTGCATTTGATATTGAAAGCATTGGTGGTGAAGTTGGGATCGGAACCACAACTATTGCAATTTGTGAGGGTGATGTAGTTCAAGTCACTGGCATTGGAACAACTGCCAGCACTCACTACAGAATTG